GTTGGCGCGGCGAAATCGGATAGTTATAAGAAAATATTGGGTAACTCATACGGACTTTGGATTGCCACAGAAATTAACGAGCATTACGATAACGATGACAGCAGAATAAGCTTCATAAAAGTTGCGTTTGGCAGACAGGTTGCGGCAGAACATCCGCTGATTTTGTGGGACTTGAACCCGTGCAATCCATCGCATAGAATTTACACGGATTATATTGATTTGTACAAGAAAACATATCTTGGCGGTTATCAATATCAACACTTTACAATAGCAGATAATCTATCAATTTCAGAAGAAAGAAAACTTGAAATTGAAAGTCAATATATAAAAGGTTCTGTTTGGTATCGACGTGATATTGATGGCGAACGTTGTATAGCAGAAGGATTGATATATCCAATGTATGAACAGGCGATTTGTTTATTGCCAAAAAAAGAAGCTAAAGAATATGTGATAGCAATAGATTACGGGACAATGAATGCGTTTGCGGCACTTTTGTTTGCAAAGATTGATGACACATGGTACGCTGTCAGAGAGTATTATTATTCTGGAAGAGATAAGGGCGTACAAAAAACAGATGAACAATATGCAAAAGATATTGATGGTTGGTGTGCAGATATTCTTCCAAATGAACGCATAAAGACTATAATTGACCCATCAGCCGCTTCGTTTATAGCTCTGTTAAAAAAAAGGAATCATAGGTACAAAGTGATTTCTGCTGATAATTCTGTAAGCGATGGATTGAGAGAAACGGCAAATGCACTTGAGAATGGATATGTTAAAATATCTAACAAATGCAAAAATTGGATGAATGAAGCGGCTGGGTATGTCTGGGATGCAAAGTCGATTGAAGATAAACCAGTCAAAGAAAACGACCACTTGATGGATGCAACAAGATATTTTGTTAAAACAATGCATGTCGTGAGAAAGGCGGTGCGCAGAAATTATGATAACATATCAGGACTTATTGAAAATAGGTGAATCGGACGCAGAAAGAATCGAGTTTGTCAGAACGGTCATTGCTTCACATCAGAACTCTGACGCCTATAAGATGGCGGAGACTGCGGAGAGCTATGACCGCAAGCAGAACAAGACGATTATCGAGTATCAGAAACTGCTTTACACGATAACAGGTGAAGCCGTCCCTGATAACTTCAGTGCAAACTTCAAGATTACGTCGAGCTTCTTCAATCGGTTCATTACTCAGCAGACGCAGTATCTGCTTGGCAATGGTGTGTCGTGGAGTCAGGACGGCACAGCCGAAAAACTTGGCGATGATTTTGACAGTAAGCTCCAGACGCTCGGACACAGTGCGCTTGTGCAGGGTGTTGGCTTTGGCTTCTGGAACTTTGACCATCTGGAGGTGTTCAAGCTTACAGAGTTTGCTCCTCTTTACGATGAAGAGGACGGCTCACTGAAAGCAGGAGTTCGCTTCTGGCAGTTGGATAAAACGAAGCCGCTGAGGGCAGTATTTTATGAGCTTGACGGATACACGAGTTACATCTGGCGAGACTCAGGCGCTGAGGTCTTGCAGGAAAAGCAGAAGTATATCTTAAAGACCAGAGAAACTGCGGCTGATGGTCTTGAGATTTACGACGGCGAGAACTATCCGTCATTCCCGATTGTTCCGCTGTGGGGCAATACTCACCACCAGAGCGAGCTTGTCGGTATTCGAGAATCCATTGATGCTTATGACCTTATCAAGTCAGGATTCGCAAACGACGTCGATGATGCATCGCTGATTTACTGGACGATAAACAACGCAGGAGGCATGGATGATGTGGACTTGGCTCAGTTTGTTCAGCGAATGAAAACCGTTAAAGCGGCAGTCGTTGAGGATGATGGGGCAAGGGCGGAATCTCACACTGTTGAAGTGCCGTATGCAAGCCGAGAGAGTCTGCTCGACAGACTGCGTGCTGACCTTTACGAAGATTTCATGGCGCTTGACACAAAGAACATTGCGGACGGGGCTGTGACGGCTACTCAGATTAAGGCGGCGTATGAGCCGCTGAACAACAAGACTGACATGTTTGAATACTGCGTACTTGATTTCATAAGCGGCATTTTGGAGCTTGCAGGAATTGAGGACGAGCCCACCTTCACTCGTTCGCAGATTGTGAATGCGCAGGAGGAATTTGAGCTTATCCTTCAATCTGTTGATTATTTGAGCGACGAATACATCACGGATAAGCTTTTAGGATTACTCGGAGACGCAGATAAGGCAGAGAGTGTAAAGAAACAGAGGATGATAGAAAATGCCGAAAGATACATGGAAGAAGAGACGAAGAGCAACGGACAAGGCACTGGAGAAAATGGAGCGTGAAATACGCTCCATTTATCGTGAAGCGTATAAAGACCTTGAGAAAAAAACAAATGAATACTTCAAGAAATTCAGAGAAGCAGATGAAGAAAAAAGAAAACTTGTTGCTTCTGGAAAACTAAGCAAAAGCAAATACAAAAAATGGCGCAAAAATAAAATGGCTATGGGCAAGCATTGGGAGATAATGAAAGACCAAGCCGCTCGGAGCTTGCACAATGCTAATAAGATTGCCAATGATTACATCAATGGAGAATTGCCGAATATTTATGCCATTAACTACAATGGTGAGGCAGAGCTTGCGGAAGCGGGACTTTCTGGAAAGTTCTCGTTTGAAATGGCGAATCAACAGACCATCAAAAATCTTATTGAAGCAGGAGATAAGAATTTGTTGCCGCATAAAGAGCTTGGTCCAGAAGATATTCCTTGGAACATGAAGAAGGTTAATGGCGCTGTTCTTCAAGGAATAATTCAGGGCGAAAGCATTCCGAAGATTGCCGCAAGAATAGCCGCAGTCGCAACAGCAGACGAGGTGCAATCAATAAGAGCCGCAAGAACAATAGTCACTCAGGTTGAAAATAAAGCCGTTCATGATGTGGCGGAAAGAGCTGACAAGAATGGTGCTATTGTTTATAAGATTTGGATAGCAACTCCAGATGGCAGAACAAGAGACTGGCACATGGAAGCATGGGATAATTACGGTGATGAAGAAACAGCTATCCCATGGAACGAGCCGTTTGTCGTGATGGGCGAAGATATGATGCGACCTGGGCTTGGCGGCTCTCCTGCGAATGTATATAACTGCAGATGTGCAAGTGCAAATATTTATAAAGGATTTAAAAGAACATTGCCAGAAGGGACAATAAAGGTAAAGTGGATATGAGCAAAATAACAAAAACAGCTACAGAACGAATGGTCATTACTCTTGCTGATAATTCCGAAGAAGTAATGAACGCATTAAAAAATGCAATATCAAGAGGTCTTGCGGCTATAGGTGATACTGGGTCTCGTCATGCAAAAGATATTATTACAGCTGAGGGTAGAGTAGATACTGGTAGAATGCGTAACAGCATTTCATTCGAGCCGAAAGAGCCAAAGACTTTTGTTGCTATTGGAACAAATGTTGAATATGCGCCGTATCAGGAGCTTGGAACGAGCAGAGGCATTGAACCTGCTCGGTTCTTAACAAGAGCGGCTGAGAACTACAAAGAAGAATACAGAAGAATTTTGATGGATAGCATGGAGAATGCTTGATGTAGCATAAAGCTACATTTTCCTAAACTTTCTATATAATTTTTTTTGTATATAGAACTTTGACATAAGAACCCTACATAACTACACTAAGAAGAAAAAAGTCAATAAATATAAGGGTTTGCGGAGTGTAGGATAAAAAATTATCCTACACTCTATCCTACATTTTTAAGCTCTATCCTACACTTTTTTATTCGCGCTTGCTTTTTTGTGGGGATGGTTGTATATTGAAAGTATCTAATGACGAAGAAATGTCACCGAAGAAAAGGAGATAATAATGGCGCTGACAAGAAAGTTTCTGGCGGCTCTTGGAATCGAAGCTGAGAAAATCGACGAGATTATCGACGCTCATACTGAAACGGTCAATGCGTTGAAGGAAGAACGCAACAAGTACAAGACCGATGCGGAGTTGCTTCCGTCCGTTCAGAAGGAGTTGGACGAGCTGAAGGATGCCGCAGAGAAAAACAAGGACAATCCTTACAAAGCTCAGTACGATGACCTCAAGAAAGAGTATGACGAGTACAAGGCTGATGTGGAAGCTAAGGAGACAAAGGCGAAGAAGCAGACGGCTTACAGAAAGTTGCTCAAGGATGCAGGTGTCAACGAAAAGCGGTTGGACGCTATTCTGAAGGTCAGTGTTCTTGACAATATCGAGCTTGAAGAAGATGGCTCAATTAAGGACGCAAACAAGGTCAAAGACAGTATCAAGACCGAGTGGGCGGACTTCATTGTGACCGAGGGTGCTAAAGGCGCTGATGTGAAAACTCCGCCTGTCGATGGCGCGAGCGGTGCGGGGAATCCTCCGAGCCGTGCGGCTCAGATTGCCGCAAAGCATTATGAAAACATCTACGGTAAGAAGGGAGAAAGCAAATGAGCTTTATTGGAG